AAGATGCGCGGCGACAGGTCGAAGTTGATGGTGTGACGATAGAGACGCCGTCGGGATTCACGCGGGAGCATCCTGCGCTGAAGATTGAGAAGGAAGCGCGATCGGGATTCCTGCAGGCGTGGCGTTTACTGAAGGTCGGAGAGGCCCCGGCGGAGATCGGGCGTCCGCCTGAGAAAAGGAAGTTTAGTTTTTTAGAGGATGGGTCCAGCAGATAGAGCGGTCAGGTTCATAACATCGCTACGGCATACCAAGGGACGCTTCGCGGGGCGTCCTTTTTTATTGGAGCCGTGGCAAGAGAAGATCGTCCGGGACATATTCGGCACGCTGAACGAAGACGGAACCCGGCAGTATCGGACGGTGTATATCGAGATCCCGCGAAAGAACGGGAAGTCGGAGCTTGCCGCGGCAATTGCACTGTACCTGTTGTTCGGGGACAGGGAGCCGGGGGCGGAAATCTATAGCGCGGCGGGGGACCGCGACCAAGCGTCCATCGTTTTTGACGTTGGGCGGGCGATGGTTGAGCAGGAACCGGAGCTTGAAGAGCTCTGCAAGATGATACCGTCGCTGAAGCGCATCGAAGTCGGCTCGATGAACAGCGTGTATCGCGTGTTGAGCGCCGACCATGCGACGAAGCACGGGTTTAACGCTCACGGGGTGATTTTTGACGAGTTGCACACGCAGCCAAACCGGCATCTTTGGGACGTTCTGACGACCAGCGGCGGGACGCGGGAGCAACCGTTGACCGTGGCGATAACGACGGCTGGCTATGACCGCAACTCGATATGCTGGGAGCAACATGAGTATGCGCGGAAGGTGATAGAGGGCGTTATAGACGACCCGACTTTTTACGCTGTCATCTACGCGGCAGAGAAAGATGAAGACTGGACCGACGAACGGGTATGGCACAAAGCAAATCCGGCGCTCGGGTCATTCAGAGATATCCGGGAGATGCGCAGCCTTTGCGAGAAGGCGAAGCAAACCCCGGCGCTTGAGAACACGTTCCGGCGGCTGTATTTGAACCAGTGGACGCAGCAAGAAACGCGGTGGTTGCCGATGGACCGGTGGCGCGAGTCGTCTGGTGAAGTGTACGAGCAAGACCTGTTAGGCGAGACGGCTTTTGCAGGATTGGACCTTGCGTCAACCACGGACGTCGCGGCGTTCGTGCTTGTGTTTCCGGACGGTGAGGGTTCATACGACGTGTGGCCGCGCTTTTGGGTTCCGGAGGAACGGATGGCGCGTCGGGTGGAGACGGACGGCGTTCCTTATGACGTGTGGGCTCGGGACGGACTGGTGGAAGTGACGCCGGGGGATGTTATCGACTATCGGTACATTCGCAAGGCCATCACGGATATGGGGCAGCGGTTCTACGTCAAGGAGATAGCCTACGACCGATGGGGCGCGACAGAGATTGTGCAGTACCTCCAGGACGACGGTTTTGAGGTCGTGCCGTTTGGGCAGGGTTTTGCCTCCTTTGCGGGGCCGACGAAAGAGTTGCTGCGGCTTGTGCTGGAGCGGCGGTTGCGGCATGGGGGCAATCCAGTTTTGACGTGGATGGCGGACAACCTGGTTGTCAAGCAAGATCCTGCCGGCAACTGGCGTCCAGACAAGGCTAAAAGCACGGAGAAGATAGACGGCATGGTTGCACTGATCATGGGGCTTGATAGAGCGATGCGCCACGGCGGGTCGGTATACGAGGACCGGGGGATCATCACGCTATGAGGCTCTTTGACAGACTATTTAAGCGCAGCCGCGAAGAACCGGTGTCAGAAGCGGATCTCGCTAAGTATCTAAGCGGGGAGTCTGCGTGGTCTGGCTTGGATGTAGACCGAAGCTCGGTCATATCTATATCGGCAGTGTGGGCGTGCGTGCGAATCATCTCTGAGACGCTGGCGAGCTTGCCGTTGATTTTGTATCGCCGATTGCCCGAAGGGGGAAAGGAGCGGGCGACCGACCATCCGCTTTACGCTTTGCTGCACGACCGGCCCAACAGCGAGCAGACTGCGATGTGTTTCAGGGAGGAGAAGCAGGCGCACGTGCTGCTGCACGGGAACACGTACTCGTTTATGGAGCGGGGCCGCGGCACGGGTCGCGTTCGCAACCTTTGGCCGTTGAATCCTGAGAACATGGATAAGCGTCGAGTAAGCGGGGAGATATTTTACGAGTACGACGACAACGGGCAAAAGAAGGTGCTCGGCGCGGGCGAGGTTCTGCATATCCCCGGTCTCGGGTTTGACGGTATCAAGGGATACTCGGTCATTCACGTGTTCAAGCAATTGTTCAGCGCCTCGCGTGCGAGCGAGCGGATGGGCGCGGAGCTCTTCAAAAACTTTGGCCAACCGAAAGGCATCATCCGGCTGAAGGGAAGGCTTGCAGATAGGGCGGCGCGTGACAGGTTGCGGGAATCGTGGGAATCGGCGCAAGCCGATTGGGGCAACAAGCACCGGGTCGCGGTCCTGGAGGACGACGCTGAATGGCAGTCGCTTTCGATTCCTCCAGATGACGCTCAGTTTTTAGAGACGCGCAAGTTCCAGGTGAACGAGATAGCGCGTATGTTCCGCGTTCCACCGCATCTGATTGGCGACCTGGACCGGGCGACGTTTAACAACATCGAGCACCAAGGCATCGAGTTCGTTGTTCACACGATGCGACCGTGGCTTGTGCGGTGGGAGCAAGCGCTTAACCGGCAACTTCTTACCGAGCGGGACCAGCGAGAGTATTTCTTTGAGTTTAAGATAGACGCGCTTCTGCGGGGCGATGCAAAGGCGCGGTGGGAAGCGTACCGGACGGCGCGGGAGATTGGCGTTCTTAGCGCAAACGATATCCGCGAGATGGAGAACATGAATCCTATCGACGGCGGGGACAAGTATTTTGTGCCGATGAACTGGATTCCCGCGGACATGGCCGAAGAGGTGGCGATGCCGCAAGAGCCGCCACCCATGGAGGAAGAGGAAGAGCAGAACTCTTTCCGCGAGCAACGGGCGCTGCGTGTGGCGACGGGACGGGCGAACATAGCGGAGGCGTTCCAGCCGATGTTTGCCGATGGCGTGCGGCGGCTGCTTTCAAAAGAAAGGCGCGAGCTACAGAAAGGGATAGACAGGCATCTAACGGCACGGGCGCTGGAAGACTTTGAGCTATACCTGGATGAGGTATATCGAGAGATGCCGGAATACATCCGGCGGACGATGGCTCCTATTTATACCTCGCTTGCCTCGTCGGTCAAAGGTGCGGTGGCGGAGGAGCTAGGTATAGACTCTGAGATGTCGCCGAAAAATGAGGACTTTGTCCGGGCGTTTGTCACGGTATATGTGGAGCGGTACGTGGCGCACTCGCGCAGCGACATCCGCAAGGCGCTTGACCGCGCAGCGGAGAATGGAGAGTTCGCCGAAGAATTGTCAGCAACGATGGACCACTGGGCCGAGACGCGAGCCGGGGACGAAGCGAGAAATGAGGCCGTTCGCGGTAGTAACGCTTTCGCGCGGCAGTCGTATTTGCTTGCTGGCGTGTTGCGTTTGCGGTGGGTCGCGCTCGGCTCGAAGACGTGTCCGTACTGCGCGTCGATGGACGGGACTATCGTCGACATCCAGCAGGACTTTGCGATGTCCGGGGATGTGCTCGAGGAGCATACCGGGGAGATGGAGATACAAAGTAAGGTAGGGCATCCGCCGCTACACCGGGGATGTGTTTGTCAGATCATAGCTGCCTAACAGGGCGGCTTTTTTTATGGGGTGAACGATGGGCAAGGAAGATAGGGAGGTCCGCTCGTTTCCCGTCGAGGTGCGTGTGGAGCAACGGGACGGGGAAGAGTCGCCGAAGATTCGCGGTTATGCGGCTGTTTTCGATGAGTGGTCGGAAGACCTGGGCGGTTTTCGCGAAGTGATACGACGCGGGGCGTTCAAAAAGACCATCAAGGAAGCCGACGTACGGGCGCTGTGGAACCATGACGCGAACTACGTGCTTGGCCGCACAAAAAGCGGGAGCCTGACGCTCGGGGAAGACAGGACCGGGCTTGCTATCGAAGTAGATCCGCCGCGGACGCAGTGGGCGACAGACTTGCTCGAGTCTATCCGTCGCGGGGACGTCGACCAGATGTCTTTCGGGTTTCGGACCGTCAAAGACTCTTGGGATGACGGAGATGTGAACGCAATCAAACGCGAGCTACTCGAGGTCGAGTTGTTCGACGTTTCGCCGGTGACCTATCCGGCATATCCACAGACAAGTGTAGGAGTACGGGAGCACTTGCGCAGCTTGCAATCGGAGCCGGTCGACGATGACCACTCCGATGACGCCGACGAGCCGTCCGACGCTGGACACTCGTCAACGCAAAGGATGCGTATGCGTCGCCTGCAACTCGCGGAAAAGCTCTACATCAATAAGGAGAGAGAACATGCTTAAGTCCGATGAACTGCGGCAAGAGCGATATAAGCTGGTCAAACAGGCCCGCGAGGTGCTCGACGCCGCTGAGAAGGAGAAGCGCGACCTGACCGCCGAGGAAGAGCACAAGTACGAGGAGATCATGGCGGACGTCGACGCTTACGAGGGAAAGATTGAGAACGCCGAGAAAGGCGAGCAGCGGCGCAAGCGTATCGAAGAGTTTGGCGACGACGATTTCCGTCCGCAGCCCGAGCAGGAAGAGCGCAGGGTCGGTCGCGACAGCGAAGAGTACCGCAAGGCGTTTGCCGGGTATCTTGGCTCAACCGAGGCTCCGACGGCGGCTGCGTTTCAGTCTCGTGCGCTGCAGATGGACTCTGCCACTTCCGGTGGTTACACCGTAGCGCCTCAGCAGTTTGTCGCGAACCTGATCGAGGCCGTTCGCAACATGACGGTCGTACGCGGGCTCGCGACGGTCTACAGTGTGCCGACGGCTCAGAGCCTTGGCGCTCCGGCGCTGGACAACCGGCCTACCGACCCTACCTGGACGAGTGAGATTCTGACCGGCTCGGAAGACAGCACGATGAGCTTTGGCAAGAGGGAGCTTTATCCGCACCCGCTTGCGCAGTTGCTTAAGGTGAGCAAGAAGCTGGTCCGTGCGTCTGCCATCAATATCGAACAGGTCATTCGCGATCAGATGAGCTACAAGATTTCGGTCGTTGAGGAGAACGCTTTCCTGAATGGGTCCGGCGCGAATCAGCCGCTTGGCGTTTTCACTGCAGGCGCTGATGCGGGTATCAGTACGAGCCGCGATGTGTCGACCGGTAACACTACGACCGAGATCCTGGGTGACAATCTCATCGAGTGTAAGTACACCCTAAAGTCGGCTTACTGGAGTCGCGCACGGTGGATTTTCCATCGCGACGCCGTGAAGCAGATCCGCAAGCTCAAAGACGGTGAAGGCCAGTATCTTTGGCGTCCTGGTCTCCAGGGCGATCGCGGCGACACGATTCTGGACGTTCCGGTCCTCATGAGCGAGTACGCGCCGAACACTTTTACCACGGGACAGTACGTGGGAATCATCGGCGACTTTTCGCGCTACTGGATTGCGGATGCTCTGGACATGACCATCCAGGTTCTTACCGAGCTTTACGCCGCTACGAACCAGAACGGCTACATCTCCCGCAAGGAGACTGACGGTATGCCGGTCCTGGAAGAGGCGTTCGTTCGCGTGACCCTGGCATAAGGAGGAGTAACTATGAATTTCCCTTTGCTGAATAACGTTAACATTGTGACGATGCACCGCGGTTCTACTGCGGCTGCCTCTGCGAATGTCGACTCTACCGTCCACCTGGACATGCAGGGCTACGAAGGCGTGATGTTCGCTGTAGGTATCGAAGAGACGACCGCAGGCGGCACCACTGGGTCGCTTGAGCTTATTGGCCGATACGCTGAGTCGTCCACAGATTCCTTTACGGACTTCTCGACCTCTAAAGCGGCTGCCGGGGTGAACGGAAGTATCACGACCAGTGACTGGGGCAAGCACCTCGTCTTGGACATCTATAAGCCGACGTACCGCTATATCGGTGTGTCGCTGGATAAAGACGGCGCGGCCAGCCTTGATAATGGGCCTATTATGGCCATCCAGTACGGCGGCAAGGAGGGTCCGATCACGCAGAGTTCTAGCTACGTGAAGGACAGCACTGTCTCAGTATCGCCGACGACCTAAACTCTTAGGCCCGCCCGTCCCACTTGAGCCTTCTTCGCTCAAGGGGCGGGTTGGGCCGTTTTTTGTGAGGAACAAAACATGGCTTTGTATAACGCAAGCATCTACATGGAGCAGGGCGGCGCCAAGCAGGTGGTCAGCAGCGGTGGCGAGGTGGAGCTGGAGTCCGGGGCCGCGTTACGCGAACCTGTAACGGCTATCACTACTGCAAGTGCATCCACGACCATCGAGGCTTACGGACTGGTGACTCTCAAGAGCACCGCCACGGCTAAGACGGTCAGCGTCAACGCACCGTCGGGCGGTGAACGTCTTTCGCTCCATTGTCTCAACGCAAGCTCGACCGGGTACATCGGCGTGAACGTCGGCTCTACCGGTCGCACGTTTGACGGCACGAACTACATCTACCAGTTCAAGAAAGCTGGAGAGCACGTTGAGATCATCGCGGCATCCACTACTCGGTGGATTGAGATATCGAGGTCGGTTGCGAATGGTACCGCGCTGACGAGCACATCTACCTAAAGGAGCGTAGTTTGGCGAAGAAGGCTTACGCGAAGGCGAAGGAAAAGGTTGCGATTGTAGGGTTTGCCCCGTCGAGCATGGGGCTTGCCCCGTTCACTGACAAGTCCTTTGAGATTTGGGGAGTGAATGATGTCTATCGTGTTGTCCCGCGGGTGGACGTGCTTTTCGAGTTGCACTCATACGGATTGCTGACCAGCAAAGACAAGGCGCGGGTCAACGGGAATCACGTTGAGTGGTTGCAGAACAACAAGACGGTCCCGGTGTTCATGCAGCGGCATTACGATGACATTCCAATGTCGCTACCGTATCCACTGGAACAAGTGACCGATGCGTTCGGTCGGTACTTCACGAATACCATCTCCTATGAGGTCGCGCTGGCGATCCTGTTGGGTTTTAAAGAGATTCATCTTTACGGGATCGACATGGCGACCGACAGCGAGTACGGCGATCAGAGGCCGAGCGTGGAGTACTTCTTGGGGCTGGCGGCAGGGCGGGGGATCAAAGTGTACGTCCCGAACGAGTGCGATCTTCTGAAGTGCTGGCACCTGTATGGATACGAGGACGTGCAAGCCGAACAGACAGCGGTCCGCGGCAAGGCGCGTTTGGCAGAGTTGCAGAACCGTATCAACTCGTATTCGCAGCAGGAGCTTGCGGCGCGGGACGCGAAGAATCAGATGCTCGGAGCGGCGGACGACTCGCGGTATTGGCTGAGAAATCATCAATACAACGAGCCAAAGTTCGAGCGCGAGCAACAGGAGTAAAATGCCATGGCACATCTGTCGAGGTATGACGTAGAGATCACAACGGACACCGGGGGGTTTACCGGGTACACAAGTGTTGCTAACGGGCTTATCAACGCAATTCAGATTGACGAAGGGACGTTGTCGAGCACCGCTGATGTTGTGATTACAACCGAGAATACCAGCATGCCGATTATATCAAGCGTGACCGTTGCGGATCTTTCGACTGCCGGCCCGATGATTCCGCATTATGTCCCGGTAGACGAGACGGGCTCGGCTATCACGAACGCTCATGCCGAGATAGGTGTATCCAGTGAGCGAATGAAGATCGTGGTGAGCGCGTCGAGTTCAACGGGGCAGACGGGCACGCTACACGTGCATGTCCAGGGGGCGTAAATGCGAGTAAGAGTCAAGACAAGAGCGCGGGGCAAATACAACTTTGACCCTGGCGATGAAATCGAAGTAACCGACGAGTTGGGCAGCGCGCTATTGAAGTCGCGAGCCGCCGAAAAAGTGGAAGCGCCCACGCCGGTAAAACGAGAGAAGGCGGCACCGGAGAGTGCGGCTATTGAGCCACGGGAAGAGACTGAGAGTATGCCGCCACCGCGACGAAGACGGAGAAGTAATGCGCAAGTGTCGGAATCCTGATTGCGCTCGGGTAATAGAGAGCAAGATGTGTCCCTTTTGTGGATGGAGCACTTTAGAGTATGTCGATAGACACCGCGAACAGCCTGCTGACGCTGACGAGCCTAAAAAGGTATCTCGGGGAGGCGACGACAAGCACGAGCGATGACGCTTTCTATGAAGATGTCATCAACGCTGTCTCGCATACGTTTAACTCCAGGACCGGGCGACTGATAAAGTCGCGTGAGCACACAACGTATCACGACGGCAACGGCAAGCAAGTGCTGCATCTGGACCAGTACCCTATCGTCTCAGCGGCCACGGGCATAGACATCCGGATAGACACTGACTGGGACTTTTCCACTTCGGACAAAGTCACGTCCACGGATATCCGTATCTACAAAAACGAGGGCAAGGTCTTTATCGACGATGACTCGTTTGAGTCGGGCGAGCAGTCGGTCAAGGTCGTCTATACGGCCGGCTACACGGTGAGCTCTACAAGCTCGGGGAGTACGCAAGGGACATTGCCGGGCGACCTGGACTACGCGGCAAAAGAGATGGCGCAGATGTTCATAGCCAGGCGTGGTCGCGGCGGCGCAGGCGTTGGCGTGCGGACGCAAAGTTACGAAGGCGCAACGCTGACCTACGAGGAAGGCATCCCGTGGAGCGTGCGCCAGGTGCTCGATATGTATAGGGACCGGCGCTTTGGCTAAGTATTCAGCGGCAGCCTACGAGAAAAAGGTGCAGCAGTTTGTTAAGAGGATACCAAGCGCTACTAAGCGGACGCTGGGAAAAGGCGCAGAGATAGTCGCTGAGGAAATGCGGCGCAACCTTTCTGGGCGTGTGCTGAAACGGCAGAGCGGCGACCTTTACAACGCGGTTGAAAAGGAGGTTTCAATTCAACCGCTACGTGCTCGCGTGGGGATCTCTGACAAGCAGCAGTACAAGGCGCAGACTCACGAGCATGGCAGACGCATCACGGCTAAGCGCAAACCGTATTTGGTGTTTGCTGTTGACGGTCGCGTTGTGAAGACAAAGAGCGTGTATGTCCCGCCGCGACCGTTCGCAGGACCGGCGCTCGATGCGAAGCGTCCCGAGGTCATCGATTTGATTCGCCGGTCTCTATTGTTGGAGTACAAGGCCAGTGGCTAGCGCACGCAAGACCGTTTTAGACACCGTCGTCTCTGCGCTCGGCAATAGCACGGGGATACAGACTGCGACGAGGGAGCTTGAGCACTGGTGGGAGAAGCGAGGACATGAGTTCCCTATCGTTACGGTATCCGATGGGGAGACAGAGCTTGAGTATTTAACGCATCAGTCTACAAGCGAGTCTGACATGGAGGCGCGGTTGATGCTTACCGTCCGCGGCTACGTGTTTGATGCGGGAAATACTCTCGCGACGAAACGGACGAATCTTGCCTCCGACATTGAGAAGACAATGATCGGCAGCACGGATATATCGGGAGTAACGGTTGCGGTGCATCCGCGCACGATAACGACGGATCGCGACATGATAGAGAATTACTCAATCGTCGAGTGTGAGTACGAGGTGGTTTATCACTACAACCACCTATCGCCATAGGGAGGGGATATGGCAGCAGTGATGGGGAAGGACGGAGACATTAAAGTCGGCACGAACACAATCGCGCTCGACTCTTGGACGCTCAATCCGTCTATTGAAACAGCAGACACCACGGTCTTTGGGTCGTCTTTTCGCTCTCGCGTGCAGACGCTTAAAGACTGGACTGTTGAAGCAAGCGGCACGCTGGACCGGACGAATGCGCAGCAGGATGCGTTGCTTGACGTATTTGAGTCTGGTGGTTCGCTTGGCAATTCGGCAATCCGGCTTTACACCAGCACAAGCCAGTATTGGAGCGGGAACGCGGTGCTCAACAGCGCATCGGTTGTCTCAGCGATTGCCGACAAGGTGACAATTTCGTATTCGCTTCAGGGCAACGGCGCTCTGAGCTGGACGAGCTAAGGGGGAAGCATGGCGGCATACGTAGGCAAAGACGGCGACATTTACATGGCGTCCACCGGCACAACCGGCTCCGAGGCTACGGTTGCTTTGGATTCTTGGACGCTCAACCCGTCGATAGACACCGTCGACACAACCGTATTTGGTTCATCGTTTCGATCGCGGGGACAGACGCTTAAGGACTGGACCATTGAGGCGTCCGGGACGTTGGACAGGACCAACGCAAAACAATCCGAGCTGTTGGACATCTTTGAGTCGGGCGGCACGTTGGAGAACGTTTCATTCAAGGCGTACGGGACGACCTCGCGGAGTACGAAGTATTGGAGCGGATCTGCTGTGCTCAACAGCGCAAGCGTGGTCTCTGCAGTGGCCGATAAAGTAACGGTCTCCTTTTCGTTGCAGGCTAACGGCGCGTTGACCTGGACGGGGGCGTAAATGCGATTGACGGTAGCGAAGGAGGAAGAATACGTCCCGCAGTGGAATGGGAATGTGGAAGAGGACGAGCCGGTCAAGTTTACGTTGTCCTATCTGACCACGGCGGACCGCGACGCATGCATCCCTGTGGACTTCAACGAAGAGGGCGAGTTCCACCTAAAGCCGGATTACCGAAAGTTATTCACGAAGGGTGTGCGAAGGATTGAGGGCTTGTATGTCAACGACAAACCTATCAAGACGCCGCTTGAAGTTTTGAACACGCCGGGACTCTATGAGCTTTACATGGAAGTCGCGACGCATCTGTTGACCATGAACGTGAGGCGCGACTCAAAAAACTAGCGGTGGCCTTCCACCTTTGGATGGAGGGCACGTGGGAGGACTTCCGGCCCACACCGCGCGACGCTAACCGGGAGATGATACGAGGCGGGCAACTGATCTGTCGCGCCGACATACCAGCGTATCTCAAAGACTCATCGCTGCGCGAACACATACAATGGTGGGTGCAGTACAGGCAATTTGGGTGGCCGTTTGCTGGCGGATGGGCCGAGCAGCCGGCCATTTTTTTTGACGTAATCCGGGCGCTCGAGATGGTTGCAGCCGAGATCGAGTCGGAGAAGCGGAAGCAGGCAGAGGCGAAGCGTGGCAAAAGATAAGGTCGTTGTAGAGATACTGGCCGAGACCAAAAAAGCTGTCTCTAACATGGCGAAGTTTGCCGCCGGAGTAGGTGCCGCGCTTGTCGCCGTCAGAAGTATCCAGAAAGTAATCAAGGGATCCGTCGAAGCATATCTTAAGCAAGAGCGTGCCGTAACGAAACTCGAAGCTGCGCTGCAGGCGACCGGGAACACCGTAGGCATAACATCGCTGGAAATGCAGCAGATGGCGCGAGAGATGTCATCGGTGACCGGCATAGCCGATGAGGCAATCATCGAAGCGCAAGGTCTAATGACCACCTTCACACAGATTGGGAATGAGGTGTTCCCGCAGGCGGTATCCGCAGCGGCGGACATGTCTGCGATGTTCGGCCAGGACTTACAGCAATCTGTCATTCAGCTTGGCACTGCGCTCAACGATCCCATACAAGGCATAGGTCGACTTCGACGCATCGGCATCAGCTTTACTGACGAACAGCGCGAGTCTATCCGCGCTTTCATGGAACAGAACGATGTCATGTCGGCTCAGGGCGTGATACTTGATGAGCTGCGCCGTGAGTTCGGAGGCGTCGCGAAGGAACTCGGCGAGTCAAACGTGATGGCTCTCGAAAAACTGAAGAATGCGTTTGGCGACCTACAAGAGGTGGCGGGCGAGAAGTTTTTGACCGAGGCTCGCCCGGTTATCGACTGGCTTACATCTGTGGCCGAGAACGCGGTGAACGCTGAGCGGCAACTTAGGGCGGCTGAGGACGCGGTGGAGGCCATGTCCGCAGGTGAGGCCGTTTCTAATGTAGAGGACGCGACCGCAGGGCTGTTGCAACAAAGACAAGAGATAGATCAAAGAATTAGAAGTCTCCAGAGTGGAGGTGGGCGTGGCAATATTCAAGCGGCCATTCGGCGTGCGGAGCAAGAGCGCGCCGCACTAACTGCGCAGATAAGCGCGCTACAACAGGTCGAAGCGTGGAGGCAGCGGGGAAAAGATGCGGCTGAGGCGCAGGCTGCTGCGGCGGCTAAAGCCGATAGGGAACAGGCGCAGGCTGCTGCGGAATTGGCTAAGAAGGTCGAGGATCTCAGCGAAGCATATGCCAAGACCAGCGAAGGCAAGATAGAGGAGGTCGCGGGGCAAATCCGAAGATGGGAAGCGGCTCTCAGCGACTCAAGGCTGCCTGGGGAACAAGTCAAGGCCGTCCTTGAAGACCTGCGCGAAGAGTACGAGAAGTTGACCGCACCGGCTGAAAGAGCCGCGGACGCCGTCGAGAAGTTCAACAAAGTTCCCGGGTATGCTTCGGCGGTCGAGCGGTTAGAGGCCACC